AAATCTGATACCAGTTCTTTTTCTGCTTTTAATTGTGCTAATACATCAGTCCATTCTTTTCCCATTTCCCCGGTGATCTCTGCCAAAGATGTTGCTCCCATTTCCAGGGCCAGCTTCTTTGCTTTCAACTCCTTTTCAGGGTCAACATAACTCCAGCCCCTTGGATGCCATTTGACAGACTTAAATTTCTCTAATTTTGACATGGGAAGATTCAAGGCCCCGGTTGTTATTCCCATTTTTAAAAATTCCTGATAAATGGGATCACAGAACCTTGAAACCATAAATTGCTGAAGAGATTGCCACTGACTTTGTTCTTCTTTTGCTCCTGCCCTGATCGATGAATAATTAACTGACTCCAGATCATTGGCTAATCCGTTGTATGAAACCAAGGCCCCTGAAGACACAGACCTTAAAATCTGCTTAACAAAATCAGCATATGCGGTGTTTGGGTGTTTGGGATCAAAGGCTTCAAAACTCATCCCGGTTGGCAATTGCTGGAACATTCCAGGCTGAAATTCCTGGATCAAGTTTCCGTCTGCTTCTTCATCGGTTCCTGAATATCCCTGTCCATCTGGGCTGGTGAAAAAACCCATGGCAGATGAACCAATCCTTGATGCTAAAAGTTCTGATTCCTGGAAATTGTTCAGCATCTGCAAAGGTCTGATTGCAGTATTTAACCATGGGATTCCCCTTGATTGCCCTGGCCTTTCCTGTATAAACAGATGGATCATTTCTGATGCAGGAACTTTTTCAACTTCTCCAGTCGTTACATATTCCCCAAAGTTTGCAGAATTTGGCGGTTTCAGGGTTTGGTAATAAGCTAAAGGCTTTCCGTATTTATTCTGCTCAATGCCCATCACCACAAAGGTTTCAGGATCTGCTTTGAGGTTGTAATCAATCGAAATGCAGTCTCCTTCTAAAACCCAGAGAGATAATCCAAAAGGGTTCCCAGGCTGACCCCTGACCAATCTGATAAAGCATTCCCCATCCCTGGAAAGGGTTTCCATGACCAGATTCTGAATTCCGATCCAGTCCTGTCTTCCATCGATGGATACATAATCAGGATTGATCCCCCATTCAAAAAACTGCTTTTCCAGATAGTTGTTATCCTGGGAATCCAATGATCCATCTTCCCTTCTGGTCTTTGCCTGAAAATGAATACCTTTGGGGCCGATTACATTGATTTTAGACATGGCCAAAAATTTCCTGGCATATTCTGAATTTTGGCAAAGGTTCCTGACTCTGCTTCTGATCAGCTTCAACTGGTTTTTAAGTTCTTCATCTGCAGTGTTTGATGTTCCTGACCAACCACTGAAAATATTATCTGACTTTGCTGAATCAAAAGCCCTTTGCATCACCATTAAATGGTCATTTGTTAAAGATGGTTTCTTTCTCTTTTTTTTGGTGAACCATCCCATGCTTATCCTTGTTTAAAATATGAAATAATGATCCCGTCATTACCCTTTCCAGCCTTGCCCCTTTGAAGCCTTTTTTCCTTATTCCATTCAGCCTTGTATCGGTCCCGGAAAGTCAATAAATCATCAATTGGCATTCTTGAAAGGGATCTGCCAGCTATGGAATAACTCATCTGGTCCTGGCTTGCCCTTCCTTCAATCACTGCTTCAATGGCAGACAGAACCTTTCTGGCATGGCTTTGGACATCAATGCTGGTATTGGTGGAGATATTCGGAACCACTTCCCAGACTCCAGATTCAAGAATTTTTCTTTCACTGGATGAAGATTTGGTCACATACAAATTCCACTGATAAATTCCTGGAGTAATGGATGCAGATGTTCCATGGGCAATGGTGAAAATCCATTCTTCAGATGTTACTGAACCAGTAACTGTAAAATTGGTTCCAGGGGTTCCATTTAAGGTGGCCTGGTATGCAATGGCATAGGCTGAATTTGGATAATCTGAATAGAGAGTTGTTTTTTTCCAATTGATGGTATTGCCTGCAACAATTGGATTATCATATTCAGCAAGCCCTGGTTCTACAGTGGGATAATTTGCTGATTCAAATAAGTTTGACATCAGAATTGCCTGTGTGATTTAACCGCAGAAATCCAACCCTTCCGGGGGTTGGGCTTTCTGCTTTCAGATTTCCTGACCTGGGAAAGATTCTTTTGCACCAGGTCCATGTTTGCATTCAGTGAAGTGAAGGCCCCAATGTTGTAAACAAACAAATCAAGGGCTTCATTCCTGGGCCTGATCCTTTTAAATTCAAATGAAGGAATCCCCTTGGAATATTTCTTGACCATCTTTTCAGCAGTCAATTGATGGAAAAATTCATTGTCTAAAAAATCCCCAAAATGAATGTAGCCAGGGGTTCCGGGTTCCCTGTTCTTCAGTCTTGCCATGATCTGGGTTTTTATCGTATTTGTTCCAATTGGGAAAACATTGACCCTGGCAGAATTTGACTTTGAAGGTCTTCCCACTTCAGGTCTGTTTGAACCCCCAACTCCTTTGACCGCATAAACTCCCATTCCTGAATTCTTCTTGGTGAATTTATAAACCTGATTTGTTTCATAACCTGAATCAATAAAGCTGGCTTGAATTCTCAAATCCTTTCCTGATGGATGTCTCCAAGGGGTTTTAAGGTAGCCTTCCACCTGATCCCACAAGTTATCTGATGCAGGATTTCCATAGAAAATCTGGAATCCCAAAACCCAAATCTCATCCCTTGAATAACCATTGACCAATACTTCAATGCGGTCTGCCTGGACATCAGCAGAAGCGCATAAAACCCCAATATCTTCAGAAGGAACTGGATCAAGATATTTCTCTTTTCTTGTAAGTAGGTCCTGGCCTTCAACTGCTTCCCCCTGGTCATCTTCCCAGCTTTCAGCCAGGACAGTGTTTACAAAAACTCGGAGTGCTTCTGGTCCCTGGTGCTTTGACTCCAGAAACATCTGGACCAGTTCGGATAAATCCGTCCAGGGGCTATACAACCCATTAAGGTGGAATCCGGCAGTTCCAGATGTTGGATTTGTGGCCCTCCATTCCCCCTGTCCAATGGCTTTCTTCCTTTCAACATCAGTCCAAGGATGGTCGCATTTTTCACAATGGTAGTGAGCATTCTGTAGTTCAGATTCCGGCCACTTGATCCTCGACCAGATCAGGGTCTGGGAATGTTGGCATTTCGGGCATTTCAGAAAATAATACCTTTGGTCTGACTCCTGAAACTGAGTCTCGATAACGGATTCCCCTTTTACTGTAGGAGTCGAACAGAGAAAAATTTTTCGGTTGAAGAAGTTTGCTGTCCTCCTGATTGCCAACTGGATCGGGCTTCCCTCTGTCCCGGCTGATGCTGGCATCCTGTCCACTTCGTCCATCAGGACAACCCTGATCGGTCTGCTTGCCAGATTCGCAGGACTGTTCGACCCTGCTATCGATAGCCTTGCCCCGTTCTTGAACAGTTTCTGGGTAATCGTGTTGTCTCCATCCTTCGCCTTCGGATCTGATATCTGTTCTGCCAGGGCTGGAGTGGTTTGAATCATCGGAGCCAGTCTGTCCTGACTCCAGGCCCTTGCCATTTCCAGGGTTGGCTGAAGGACCAGAACCGGGCATGGATCGTGGGTTATAAAAAAACCCAGGATGGAATTCATGCATTCTGTCTTTCCCAACTGGCTTCCCATCATGCAGACAATCTTCTGGATCTTCGGATCTGAGAATGCATCCATGATCCCCCTTTGATATTCGGCCCTGGATGTCTTCCATTTTCCCGGGAAGGGGCTGGAAGCCCTGGTCAATATCCTTTCCTGATCGGCCCATTCGCTAACTGACAGCTTGGGAGGGGGTTTCAGAAATTCCATGATCTCCAAACCCAATGGCAACTTGACTGGAGAGTTCTGCAAGGATTTCTCTGATTGATCCCTCAATAATTTCTTTGACTGTTCCTGCATCTGATTCAATCGCCACTACCTGACAAATGGAAGTGGGGATGGTTAATAATTTGGTTTTTGTATTATGAAAAGCGTTCCCAACCACTTTGAGAACTTCATCCCTTTCCAAAAGGTCTTTTTCAATGACTTGTCTTTCCCGTTGAGACTTCAATGCATCTTCTTTCATTTTCAATGCTCTCCATTTCTGGAAATCAATGACTTCAGCTTCATCAATGTCTGTTTTGAAATTCTCTAGGTTGACGGGTCTTCCAATTTTTTCAGAATCAAGTTCTAAGTCATAAAGCCCGTTTTGATCTGGAGTAATAACCCCTTCCTGCTTTAATTGGGTGATCCTGGAGGGGGCCAAACCAACTGCATGGGCCAGTTCTTTGTTTCTGACTTTAAGCATTTGAATTTCTGAATTCAGTCCGTTTAGCCTTGTGCCTGGAATATAATCGGCGCACGAATAATC